CCGCTTTTTCTAGGTGAGCCACTATTTTTAAAATCATAAAAAATAGCACAAAAGTATTCAGTGCTGCTTATATATCACAAATAGCGATTCTGCATATCGCCGCCATATCGCCCGTTATTTTCGCGAGTTTTCGAATACTATCATCTACCTGCGATTTCTTTTGAAACGTAATCGTGGATTCTGCCGAATTATGACGTATTATGCGCCGCCTACCTGCGGCGTTGTTGACGCCGTTCCCCAATCATTCCCAATCGATTCTAACTGTGGTAGAATTGGCGCACATAATCATTGCTTTGAGTGGTGCTGCGGAGCGACGGCCACCGTGGGAGCTGGGTATGAAATCCCAGCTAGGAGGTATCGTCGCATGTCACAGGATTTTGCCACTGCCTTTTACCGTAGTCCGGCGTGGCGCAAAAATCGTGCAGCTTACCTTAGGAAGCCAATCGAGACCCCTTGGGGAGTGTGTCCGCCTGGCGTGTGCGAGAGGTGCTTCGAGAACGGCGAGATAGTCCCCGCCAAGGTCGTGCATCACCGCATCCACCTGACCCCACAGAACATCAACGACCCGCACGTCACCCTCAGCTACGACAACTTCCAGCGCCTGTGCCAGGACTGCCATGCCTTCGTCCATTCGGGGCAGACCGTCCGCGTCCGCTTCGACGAGAACGGGCAGATCGTCGAGCCACGTCAGGAGGACAGCTTCGAGCGGCTGGTGATGCAGCTCACCGAGCCTGACGCCGAGCGCAGGAACATCCACAAGGAGGGCAGATGACGAACGAGCGCAACTGCAGTGGTTGCAGACACTACGACCCAGACGGGACGGCAGTTCCCGTATGCGTGCTGCACCGCAAGTACATGAACTGGCAGTGGATATGCGGCGACTACAGCCCGTCCGAGAGGAAGGGGGATTCCGATGCCAGCAAGAAAGATGCCTAGGCCGAGGAAGGAGGACATCGACGCCGCAGTCGAGGAGCTCAAGGCCGTCATAGACATCGACTCACTCGGTGACGTCGACAAGTTCTTCGCGCTTGACCTGATGATGGACTACGGCAAGTGGGCCGCGATAGCCAATGCCGCATGGGACGACATTGCCGCGACGGGGATACTCAACCGTCAGTCATCAGGGAGCAAGGAGAACCGTCACTTCAAGTTCAGCAAGAGCGAGTCCATCGGCGTGTTCAAGGACGCACGTGCGAGCAAGTCCGACCTGGCGATGAAGATATCGAAGTTCGTGAAGCAAGGCACGACGGAACCCGAGGAAATCGATGAGCTCTCAGCCTTTAACTCATTCTGAGCCATACATCATCGATGACAAGACCGACGCGGAGAGGTACTTCGAGGGAGTGCTCGACGGTTCCGTCATTGCCGGGCAGAAGATGCATCAGCTTGCCGAGAAGATGCTCCCGAGGATTCGCGAGGGGTACAAGCACTGGCACTACGATCCCGAGGCTGCGATACGTCCGGTGCGGTTCATGGAGACGTTCTGCGTCATCCCCACGGGAAGGCTCGGTCAGCCACTCGTTCTTGAACCGTTTCAGAGGATGATGATCGAATGCATCTTCGGCTTTGTCGATGACAACGGATACAGGCAGATACAATATGCCATCATTGAGGTCGCCAGAAAATCGGGAAAATCAACGTTGTGCGCCGCGATAGAGCTGTACCTGCTTCTCGCGGACGGCGAGGGTGCGCCGCAGATATATTCCGCCGCAACGTCGAAGGCCCAGGCAGCGGGCGTATACGGCGCCGCGCTGCGCATGGTACGGCGCTCACCGAAGCTCGCCAAGCACGTATACAAGGGCACCGTCGTGGAGCGCCAGGAGGACGGCATCATCTGCAAGGACAACCTCGGCTACATCACGAAGCTGTCCCACGAGTCATCCCACCTCGACGGCCTTGACGTCCACGGCGCCATATACGACGAGCTCGCAGCGGAGAAGGACCGTGCAGCGTTCGACCTCATCCGTCAGGGCACGGGTGCACGTGAGCAGCCTTTGATGGTGGTCATTACCACCCAAGGGTTCGTCAGGGACAACATATGGGATACGGAGCGCGACTACGGCGTCAGATGGCTCGAGGACAAGATTGAGGACGACCGCTTCCTCGGCATATTCTTCGAGATGGATGACCGCAGCGAGATATTCAACGAGCAGGCATGGCCCAAGGCGAACCCCGGTCTCGGTAGCATAAAGAAGTGGCAGTACCTGCGCGACCAGATAACGAAGGCGAGGAACGACCCCCAGTACCTCCCCACGGTGCTCATCAAGGACTTCAACATCGTCGCGAACCAGGCCACGTCCTTCTTCACGTTCGAGGAGGCGTCGTGCGACGAGACGTTCGAGTTCGACCCGAAGAGGTTCAGGTACTGCGTCGTCGGGTTCGACGTTGCTGAGCGTGGCGACCTCAACGCCGCCGTGGCGATGTTCATGGAGCCGAACAACGACACCATATACGAAGAGGCCATGTACTGGATAGCCGAGGAGCAGATAAAGATCAACTCCAACTCACAGAAGCAGAGGGACGGCGTACCGTACCACCAGTGGGCTGCGGACGGGTGGCTCCAGATAGTCGAGGGTGACAAGGTCGACCAGATAGTGTTCATAGACTGGATGAGGTCACTTGCGGACAAGGGGCTGTACATATATGCCGTGGGGTTCGACAAGTGGCACGTCGATGACTGGACGAGGAGACAGCTCGACCTCATGGTGGGCAAAGGCCGTGTGTCGGAGGTCATACAGGGGGCACTCACGCTGTCGTCGCCGATGAAGGAGATAAAGATCGACCACCGCGCCAACCGCATCGTGGACAACGGCAATCCCGTGACGAGGTGGTGCAGACTCAACGTCATGGCGAAGTACGACACGAACGACAACGTGACGCCGATAAAGAAAGGTCTGACCGCATCGAACCGCATCGACGGGTTCATGGCGGAGCTTGACGCATACATAACACTCAAACGTCATTGGGAGGGGTACCAAGCCTCTCTGTGATATATGGAAAATGTGCTTATGTGACTTGCATAGCACTTTAGGATGTGATAAGGTGAACACATGGCACAATTGGCTAAAAATTAAGCCACACAGCAAGCATGTTATGAATACACCCGATATTAGGGGTGCTATTTGGGACTTCTAAGCAAACTGGTCCAACCGCTGAAATCCCTCTTCAACCAACCGACGGAAAACATGCAGACGGGCTACAGGACGTTCACCGAGTACGCCCCGGCCTTCGCATCGTGGGACGGAAGTCTCTACGAGCAGCTGCAGATACGCTCGATCATAGAGCGCATAGCCACGTCGTGCTCGAAGCTCAAGCCCGAGTTCGTCGTGCCTGACGGTTCGGGTGGGTCGATTCCGAGGGTGCAGCGGTTGTTCTCGTCGTGGCCCAACGACATGCAGACGTGGCCCGAGTTCCTGAAGCTGGTATCAGGCAGGCTCTTCGCGGACACGGTCACATACGTCGTGCCTGGCTACGACCCAGACCGCTCAATCAACTCTCTGTGGTCATTGAAGCCGTCCTATGTCGAGGTGGTCGAGTTCGAGGGCGAACCTTGGATAAGGTTCCACCTGCTGACGGGGGAGATACAGGCGTTCCCGTTCTACGACGTCGCAATACTCACGAGGTTCCAGCTCACGAGTGACATCTTCGGCGGCGGGAACAAGCCCCTCGTCCCCACGCTCAGGCTCATGGACGCACAGAGACAGGCAGAGGAGATAGCGCTCCAGACGGGAGCGAACATCCGTTTCATCGGCAAGGTGAGCGGCATGGCGCACCACGAGGACATCGAGAAGAAGAAGAAGGCGTTCGCCGACGCGAACCTCGGCCCGAACAACACCTCCGCAGTGATGGCATACGACCAGAGCTGGGAGGAGATAAAGCAGATCAAGTCGGACAGCTACACCATCAACACCGACGAGATGGAGCGCATCAACAAGGCGCTCTTCGCGTACTTCGGCATAAACCAGGACATATTGGAGTCGAGGTTCGACGAGGAGTCGTGGTCGGCGTTCTACGAGAACGTCGTGGAGCCCTTTGCGATACAGCTGGGTGAGAAGCTGACGAAGCTGCTGCTCACGGCAACGCAGGTGCGCAAGGGCAACCGAATCATGTTCTCGTCGAGCTACCTCGAGTACGCCACGACCGACTCGAAGATAAAGGTCGCGAACCTGCTCATGACGGCGGGTCTCGGCTACCGAAACGAGGTGCGCGAGATATTCCAGCTCCCGCACGTGCCGGGCGGGGACGTCTTCATGGTGCGTGGCGAGTACTACATGATCGACAACGACAACAACGTCATAGCCGAGTCGGGCGGTCATGGTGGTACGAGCTACAGCGGCTGGGGTAACCACTACCACGACTACGACGATGACTACCACGACATTGACGAGCCCGACGACCATGACGATGATGACGAGGTGTCCCGTGCGCTCAAGCGCCAGGTGGCAAGGCTGGTCGAGCGAAGGCTCAAGGGGCTGACGATATGATGACCGTCACCGACTACCTCGATGCCGCAAGGCCGTACGACACGGCCATGGCGGATGCGATGCGTGAGGCATGCGGCGCCGCGAGACTCCGCGACAGGGCGCCATACGTCATCGACCACGACGAGTACGCGAGATGGGTGACGCGCATGCATGAGGCGTACTGGGGCAGCAACTCCACGAAGCATCTCAGCGAACGCGACGTCGAGATGCTCGGGGATGCAGTGCAGTCTAGAGGTGATTGACGTTGGTGACAGGGAAACCGTATTACATCTACTGTCATACTGCGCCGAACGGAAAACGCTATATCGGACAGACGTGCCTTGATCCAAGGACGCGGTGGAAAAACGGTCGTGGATACGTCAGCTGCACCTACATATATAGGGCGATAAAGAAGTATGGGTGGGACAACTTCCGTCACGACATACTGTGCGTAGTCCACTCGCGCAAGATGGCGGATTTGTTCGAGAAGTATTACATCAAGAAGTACGACACGCTCAACGAGGAGCACGGATACAACCTCACGGAGGGCGGCGCTGGTGTCGTCGGCTGCGTATGGGACGAGGAACGCAAGAGACAGCGTAGCGAGAAGATCAGCGGGGAAGGCAACCCGATGTACGGGAGGCATCACACCGCCGAGTGCCGCGCGAGGATAAGCCAGAACCGCAGGGGCAAGGAAGTATCCCCTGAGATGAGGGAGTTCCGAACAGGCGTCCTTCTCGAATCAAACAAGAAACGTCGCGTGCCAATCAACCAATATGACCTGGACGGCAATCTCATCGCGACATACGAGGGATTCGGCGACATGGAGAGGGCGACAGGGTTCGACCACTCTCCCGTAGTCGATGTGTGTCAGGGCAAGTACGACACGGCCTATGGTTTCAAATGGGAGTATGTCGACGAGAGCCGCAAGGCCGATGCCGATGAATACAGGGCAAGGAGACCCAAGTCCGGGATGGGTGTAATCCAGATGGACTGCGACGGAACCGAGATAGCGCGGTTCAGCAGTCTCTCGGAGGCGGAACGCGAAACTGGGGTAAACCGAGACAGAATCGGAGACTGCTGCCACGGGTCGTTGGAGGACTACGGCGGATATAAGTGGAAGTTCTCAGATGCCGAACAGCAAAGCTGTGAGAAAACGGCAGTGATTCAGTTCGACCTCGACGGAAATGAGCTGAACAGGTTCTCAAGCCTTGCCGAAGCAAGCGCGAGCGTAGGTCTCACGAGGTACCAGATACGCAACTGTTGCCGTGGCGCACACAAGCAGTCTGGCGGGTTTATCTGGAAGTACGAAGACGAAAGCCTTACGAAACGCAAGTCTGGGATTCCTATAGGTGTCATTCAGCTTGACATGAGCGGCAACGAGGTCGCCAGCTTCGCCAGTCTCACCGAGGCCGAGCGCATGGGATTCAACAGGCACGCAATATCAGAATGCTGCAAGGGTACTAGAGAGACATATCAGGGGTTCCTCTGGCGCTACAGCAACGCAGCGTAGACAAAAGGAGGTCGAGATGCCCTTTTCGCCAGGCGAGCGGCAGTACAGGGACTTCGCTGTCGAGAGCTTCAAGCCGGAGGTACGCGAGCCCTCCGAGGAATCAGAACAGTCATACGTCATTCGTGGTTACTTCTGCACGTTCAACGATCCCTACGAGCTCTTCAGGGATTACTACGAGCAGATTGACCCTCATGCGTTCGACGAATGCGACATGAGTGACGTGATCCTACAGGTCAATCACGACGGCGCCGTTTACGCTCGGACCCGCAACGGCTCGCTCCAGATTTCCACGGACGGCCACGGCGGTCATTGCGTTGCGGACATCAGCGGCTCAAAGCGTGGCCGCGAGGACCTGTATGAGTCCATATCGAACGGTCTCATCGACCGCATGTCGTTCGGCTTCACGATTGCCGACGACGGACTTGAGTGGGAGATGGATGACCAAGGCGTAGTGCACACGAGAATCACCAAGATATCCAAGCTCTACGACGTATCGGCAATCAGCGGATTCCCCGCCAACGACGGTACGGAAATCTCGGCTCGCTCCCTCCACGACTCCATCGTCGAGGCGCAGAACAGAATCGCCCAGCAGGAGGAGGAGCAGCGCAAGGCCGAGGAAGAGGCCGAGCAGCTTCGTATCCAGCAGGAGCAGCAGAGGGTCGAGCGCATGAGGAGACGTGCGCTGGCGCTGCGGCTCATCAACGTATAGGTATTCCACCCGCAAGGGTTCTGATACATGGCACTTTCCTCTCGACGGAGTGATCGGGCGGACGCGACGGGAGTCGTCGTGACGTGCGGCACGCGGAGCGCGTGTCAACATTCCACAATCGAGCAAGAAGGGAAATGCCCAAGATGTTTGAGGCTTATTCCGCCGCCCAGTACAGGGCACTCGACCACGACGCGTTCGTGGCACGCAAGCAGCAGGTAATCGACCTTATGAACTCCGAGGAGCTCCCCGAGGGCGTCACCATCGAGATGCTCGAGGCCGAGGCCGACCTCATCATCGCCGACGCGGAGCGCCGCTCCAAGGCGAACAAGCTCTTCAACGCAAAGGTCGAGGCCGTCGCGAACGGCGCAGGCACCGTCATCGCCACCACCGAGGAGCGCAGCGATGACTCCGAGAAGGAGGAACGTGCGATGCCCAAGGCAGAGATGACAGGTTTCCAGGCACGCAACCGCGAGGCTTCGCAGAGCTTCACCGACACCAAGGAGTACCGCACCGCGCTCGCCAACCACATCCTCGGTCGCTCCCGCATGTCGGGCGAGATGCTCGCCAAGGCCATCCAGGAGCGTGCGAACACCCAGGTTGACATCAACGAGGCGTTCACCAACATGACCGACCCGACCTTCTCGAACACCATCTCATCGCTGGTCATGGTCCCCATGACGCTCACCGAGGAGGTCCAGAAGGAGCTGCGCGAGGACGCCGTCCTCTTCCCGAAGATCAATCGTACCTCGGTCCAAGGCGGCATCGCGGTCTCAGAGTATGACCTGCAGGTGACCGGCGGCTGGATCGGGGACAAGGAAGTCACCCCGTACCAGGAAGACTACGATGCCGAGGTCTTCACCTGGGGATGGCACCAGTTCGAGGCGCGTTTCGCGCGTACCTTCCTCGCCCAGGCGCTCATGTCCGACACCTACGTCCAGCAGCTGGCGCCCGCACTCGCCGAGTGCTATGCCAACGCCATCGACACCGCCATCTACAGGGGCACCGGCGTCGGCCAGCCGCGCGGCATCATCACCGACCTGCGCCTGATGGGCTCGGACGGCGAGGGTCTCGACTCGACCCTCACGAACTTCTACACCCAGCGCACCGGCACGGGCAAGGGCCGCGCACTCATCGTCGACGTCACCCCCGACGAGATCGATGACTGGAAGTTCTGGTCGAGGATTCTCTATAACACCAAGTTCAACCGTCTCTATCGTGGCTCTGGCGAGCTGCTCGTCGCAGACGGCACCTGGGGCAACCACGTCAACGTGCTCCACGATGACAACAACCGTCCCATCGCCCTCGACAACCCGCTGGTGCAGGAGCACGCGCTCACGCTGCGTGGCGTCGGCAACGTGTCCACCCTGCCCAACACCGTCATGGCGTCGTTCGACGACGCGAACACGGGCGACGTCATCGGCGTCTACGGCAACCTGCGCAACTACACCATGAACATCCAGCCGGGCATGCCGCTCACCACGACCTCCTGGGACGACCACGAGACCAACACCCATAAGACCAAGATCCTGACCGCCATGGACGGCAGGGTCTCCAACCCGTTCGGTTGGCTCATCCTCAGGAAGGGTGTCGGGGCATAAGCCGTAACCATATGGCTTTCTTCGGAGGGTCGGGCGCGTGCCTGGCCCTCCGTTCACATCTATCGAATGGAGGGACGGATGTCGATACAGACTAACGCCGACAACCTCCGCGACCTCATACGAAACCTCGGCGGCGAGCCGAGGGGAAGGACCATCGCCGAGCTGCTCGACCAGATCGAGACGCTCGCCCCCGAGGGTGGAGGCGGTGGAGGCGGTGGCGCGGCGTCAGACGCCGCCCTGTCCGACGAGGACATGGACTACGTCTTCAGGGACGGTG